GACAATGTCACTTGGTCAAACGCCTGCTGTGACTCGGTGGGCGCTGATGATTCCGCCACCCAGTAACCGCTTGCCCCGCCGGTCTGGCGCGGAATGGCAATGTTGCCAGCAAGATCAGTCAGCACCGTTGCCATTCCCGGTTGCATCATCATCGCTCGATTGCGCAGCAGATCGATAAATGAAGAGGACAGCAGGTCAGTGGCCACCGTATGGCCACCAGCCGTGGCTGTGCCGACGCTCAGATCACGCCGCCCTTCGTTCGGCACCATAGCCCTGGCCAGTACGTCCACCGGCACCAGGATGCCTCGCGACTCTTTCTGACTCAGCCGCGCAGCTTCCGTGCTGACCTCGAATTCAAACGCCGCCGCTTTCTGTGCCCGCTGGTCCTGCGGGTTGGCCAAAGCGTTCATTGCCCGCACCATGCTGTACCGCTTGATTTCCTTCTCACTCATGCCGACCTCTGCCGACTCGGCTCGCGTGGCGTCGGGCCTGCCCATACGGGTCAGCATGCGCTTGTTGAAGGCCTCCACGTCGCCGCCTTCGGCGATGACCTCGCGGGCCACCTCCTGACCGTTATGCCGTGCGTATTCATCGCCAGCTTCCTGAACAGCCTTGATCCGTGACAAAACAGCCTGCTCGCCTTGTTGACGTGCGTTATCTACATGCTCCTGCGTCACCACACTGGCGCTACCATCGGCGACCTGCTGACGACGCTGATCATTTTCTTTCGGGTCCATAATACTTTCCTCTCGATGCTGGGGTTCCTCGCGGGAACCAATAATTTTTACCTCGTTTTCCTCGGACCCGGCGTCGCGACCGACACCAACCGAGTGATCTGCAGGCACGGAAACGAAAGAAATTTCATTCGGCTCCCAGTCTGTTACCCGGTAGCTGACGGGGATACCATCCTCGTCGCGCTCTTCGGGTGCCATCTCGTATATCCGGTATACGACACTGACTGCCTTCCGGATACCGTCGATGACGTCCTGGAACACCTCCTCAGCGCGCGCGCTTTTCCCAAAACGCACCTTTGCACGACCTACCCGGTCGGCTGAGAGTTGAACACTTTCTATCGTGCCTACGTGGTCGCGTGGATCGTGATCAACTAGGAGCGGTCCCCCGTCCCGTAGACGATCCAATCGCACGGCTTTGCTTGAATGGTCGAGAATTTCATTTCCATACCAGCGCTCAACAGGAGTTTCACTGCTGAATGCCAGCTCTACTGTTCGGGCCTCTTCGTCAATAGAGGCAGGGTCGATATGAAAAGCCCGGGTCATTGCCCGGGCTTTCATCTTCTTGACCACCTGTTCCGGGTCATTGTTCTTGGCTTTCTTCGCCATCTTCCGCCTCCTCTGTTACCGGCTGCACCGGAACATTTTTAAGATCTCGCTCGTCCAGCATCTTGTCCCACTCCTTCCAGTCGTCGAGCACCTCGCCCGGGTCTCCGCCGCGCTCGATGATGACGTTCTGCGGGGACTCAATCCGCCGGTCCAGTGCCAGGCCATGGCCCTCCATGTCCTTCTTCGGGTCCACCCATGCCCAGCGCCGACCCTGGTAATGGATGCGCTTGAACTTTCCGTATTTCTGCGGAGGCAGCCGGGAGCCTCCGGGCAGTTGGACCTTGCCGCTAAGCAGCGCTGACGCCAGCCAGTCTTCAACCGTCGGTCGTACAAACAGGTCAATGATCCACGTCTGCAGGGTCTTCCACAGTTCGCGGTCCTCGAGCGATCCTAGGCGCCCGCTGTTGTAGTTCACTCCGGTCAGGTCGTTCGACAGGGTGAAGTACGAGACACCCAGCCCGGAGGCCATGGCGCGCTGGTTCGATTTGATGAAGCTGTCGTACGCTGACGTCGGGTGCTGCGGGTCGAAGGACTGGAACTTGTAGCCCGCCGGCAGCTCTTCGAAGGATCCGGGCTCGGCATCTGTGATCATCGCGCCATCTGCGGCTTCGTCGCCCTCGTACTCTCTATCGCCCGGCGCGCTGGGGTCTCTCTCAAAAAATCCCATCTTTGCCGAGGCCGCCCGGGCCGCCACCAGCTCGGCCTCCTCATACCCGGCGAGCATGTGCAGTCGCATCAGGCTGACCGCGAGCCACGGAAAGCCCCGGGTCTGCATGACCGCCTCCGGCAGAAAGCCGTGGATCATCTGTTCGGCCGGGATGCGTTTGTACCGGCTGCCGTTGTACTCATAAATATCACCAATGGCAGAGACCGTGCGAACGTAGTATGCAACCGGGCGGCGCCACTCATTAAGCTCTATGCCCATGTTGATCACCCTGCCACTGCCAAGATCACGGGTCAGAGTGACATCGACTGCTTCGGCATCTATGAATTCCAGCGCAAACCCGTAATCATTGTCGGGCCAGTTGAAATGTTTTCGCACGAAGCACTCGCCATCCTTCGCCACCGTCTCCATAAACAGGTCACAGACGCCCTTCCACGACAACCGGCCAGTAACGTCGGGCTTACCCACACGGCACCACTCGGCAAATGATTCTTTTATGGCCTCGTTCGCTTGCAGGTCAGGAGCCCCGCTGTCGTCCTTGCTGCGCGGCTTGATCATGATGCCCTGCGGGCCGATGACATTACTCTTCAGCAGCCGCAAGTAGTGCTTGACAAAATCATTGTTCAGTGATGCGTCACGGGTGCGGGCACGCAGCGCTCGCAGACCGGTGCGGATCTCGGCGTCCAGCGGTTTCGGTACCGTGGTCCATGTGCTGGCCAAGCGGTCGATCTTGGCGCCCTTAAAACTGCGGCTGGCGCTGGCGGGCATCTGTGGCTCAATTCGATCTTCAGGTCTCGGCACGCTGCGGCGGAAAGGCGCTGTAATGGCTGAGATCAGGCTCATGGAAAGCGGACCCTTATCTGATTGACGCCGTGCTTGCCCTGGCGCATGGACCGGGCGCGGCGTTCAGCCCGGACTTCTGCTCGATACGTGTTGCGCAGTTTCAGCAGCTCCTCGTAGGTGTAGCGGGTCAGCTGCTTCCCTCGTATGTTTGTCGAGTAATCGTCTGTCGTCGCTTTTCCTTCTAGCACTGACTCAATCGATGCGAGCACCTTCTCGGCATGACTTCTAAGATCGGCTGCGTCGCCAACGATATCCGGCAGCACCTGCAAGTCACCGCTCGATACCCGCTCGCGCTTGCCGTCCTTGGTGGCGAATGCGACCCATTGATATGCCCCGTCAGTCCACGCATCGGTGGCCTGGTCGATAACATGGTTATCGCCTGATGCGCTGGTGGTGATCGTATACCTCAGATCAGCATTGGTAACAACAATGGTGAGCGCCCACCCGTCGCTGGCCGGATGTTTCGGCAGTGTGACTGTCTTGCCGATCGTGTCGCCGACGTGCACTCTGCGAGGGAATTCTATGGTTTCCATTTACTCACATAGCCGCCGCGCCGCTTGCGCGGCTTGCGGACCTTTGTCTGGTGGGTTGTCACTTGCTGCTGGATCGGAGATTGTGCTGGCGCCGAAACAGGAGGCGCCATCTGTTCCTCTAGCTTAGACATCAGTGCCTTGAAATTAGGATTCAAGATGTAGAGAGCGGCCAGGTTGTACACCGACAGGTCCAGGGCCTCATTGCGCGCCCGGCGCTTGCGCCACTCCCGGTGCGGGAAGCCCTTTCGGTAGAACGTGACCACCTGCTCGGCAACCAGTTGCTGAAAATACTCCTCGTCAAAGCATGGAAGTATCGGGAAGTCGATGTACCCGCTGCTCCCCCGCTTTTCGATCTCGTAGCGCTTGTATATCAGCTCCTTAGCGGTATCGGTGCCGATGGAGAACAGCAGCACCTTGCCCTTGTTCGTTTTGCTGGGCCGGCTGACCACGGGATACCCGGCGCCGTTGCGGCCCTTGATCGCATACACGCGCCGGCGCTCCCTCGGTTTAACGAACCGGTACACCTGCTCGGTAAAATGTCCGCCGCTGTCCACCGCCACGCAAGATATGGGCAGCTTTACGCCGCTTTCATGCATGTAGGTAGCCGAAATTGCCGCGTCAACATCGTTTTCCCAGAACGATCGCTGCGACAGATCGCCGTGGATAATAATCAGATCTATCTTCGCGTTGCGCTCGCCATCGCCCCAGGCCTCGACCTCGATCTCGACACGGTCGTCCTGGACATCAACCGATGCGGTCAGCACGCAGTATTCCTGCGGCACCTCCGCCGGGAACTCGCGGCGGCGGTTGAACAGCTCAGTGTGTTCGAAGCGCTTCTCGCCCTCCTCCCATGTCTCCGCGAGCGACACGTTGACGAAGGTCTGCATGTCGCCCTTCGCTTTCTTGTCCAAAAAGGAAAGCACAATGTCCGAAAGACTCCGGAATGTGGAGTACATTTCGTTCAGGTGGTAGGAGGCATGGCCCCGGAACGGCCTCTCGGCCCTCCACTCTCCCTGTTGCAGCATCTGGAGGCGCTCGCCGTCGCTGAGCGGCACGCCGCAGCCGTCGCACACATAGCACGCGGTATCAGGAAGATGCTCGCCGGTCTCACCGTCCTTGTCCCATTGCACGTTCGACCACTTGAGCGTTTGATAGGTCTCGCAGTGCGGACATGGCAAGTAGCGCCGCCGGCGGTCGCCTGCCGCGTAACTTTTCTCAATCTGAGATGCGTTAGCAATTGTCGGCGTACTGGTCTCGAACAGCAGCCGGTCATCGCCGAAGGTTGCTGAACGTTGCTCCAGCAGAGATACCGGATCACCTTCTGCCGTGCGCTCGTAGCCATCTACCTCGTCGGCGAAGATGACCGGTGCTGAGCGACCACGCATCGTCTTCGGGCTGCCCGACCACGCGAACATCAGAAAGCCGCCGGGGTAGGATTTCATTTCCTGGTTGTTAACCCCATCGCGCCCGCGTGGCTTCGCGAGCTTGTTCTGTAGGGCCGGATTGGCCGCCACCATCGGATTGAATTTCGTCTCCAGCCACGTCTTCAGGTCGCCCTGGCTCGGCTGCATCATCATCTGACTGCGGGGCCGCTGATCGATGAAATAACCTTGGGCGCATAGCTGCGTTGTGGTCTTCGCCGTTTGGGCCGCCCACATCAGGGTAATCCTGTGGCAGTCGGTCCGGATGGTCATGTCCAATGGCTCTACCATGTGAGGGGCGTTGTAGAACCGCACTTTACCGGGCCTTGCGTTTCCCTCCGGTATCCGTACGTTTTCCTCGGCCCACTCGCTGGGCCGCAGGTTTGGTGGCGGTTGCCACCTCCCCCTCACCGTCCGGTTCATGTCCACCACTAAGGACTGAATCGACGTCGATAGATCGAGATGATAATTCTTCGAATGCGCTGTGGAGTTCATCGGTCAGTATCCGCTTGATCTCTCGCTGGTCAGTTATACCGGCCAAGGCAGCGGCCAGGCGCTGCGGTGTGGCCAGGATTCGTGCCTTGACGGCCAGCGCCTCGTGGGTGAATGCTCTTAATGAATCGGAGATATAAACAACATCGCCCCGTGCTGTGGCAGCCTCGATCTCCGTGATTGTGGTCTCTGCCGCCAGCTTGCGTTTTTTCAGCTCCTCGACGTCTGCGGTGGTGACATCGCCTACAGCGGCCCGCACCTTCTGATCGGCCATCCATTCGATGCACTGCGGCAAGTTGAGCACATAGTCCTTGCCGCGTCCTCCCTTTTTCTGGACGGGCATACCCTGGGCGATGAACTTGCGCAGGGTTGGCGGGCTGTACCCCAGAATCAGGGAGGCGTCGCGGATGTTGGCGTTCGATACGGAGTCGCTCATATGAAAACAAAAAACCGATTTCCGAGGACCACGCACAA